ATTCATAAAGTTCTCGCCACATCTCTTCATACAATTTTTTAGTATCTTGTTCCCATTTAATCCATTTTTCCATTAATTCTTTTAACGCACTACGTTTTGTTCCACCATCTACAACCTAAGTTGTATATTTATACCATGTGTCAGGTATTAATTTAGATTCAGACATATTTTCTAGTGGTAATAATTTGAAATAGTGAGTCATATAGTAATGCGATAGAAATAAAAAACCTTGTTTTTCTTCAATCGCACGATAAAGATGGCACTTATATAGACCTTCAAAATTTAAATAATCATATGCTTTTGCCATCTCATCATGAAATTTAATTCCTTCACACATATGTGAAGCTAATTTATTAAAGATTTCTTCAACTGTCATAACAATTCCTCCTTTAAGAAAAAGGCGGGCTTGCGCCCGCCCGTATTAACGAATTTTAGTGATAACTACATTGATATGCGCGTTAGCCAATGCAGTTTCACCATTCATAAATTGTAAAGTTGTTGGACTTGTTAGACAATTACAATTACAATTATTTTCAAATACTCGTACAAAAGTTTTGAAATTGAAATTAGCAATGTCAGTTTCATCTGCGGTCATAAAAGAAGAGATAGCCTGCGGTTGTGCGACTCCATTGACATATAACTGAATAGAAGCTTCAGTTACTGCGTCTGGAGAGCCATAACCATCCATTTCTACTAAATAAACACCACGTTGATTTAATTGTATAGTTGCTGGCGCACTTAATGTTTCGGCGCATCCTTTATCTAATACTACATTGTTAAAGGAAAGTGCTGTCGCGGCGGCAACTGTTAAATTATCAGAATATACTTGTAACATAACCATTCCTCCTATAATAAAAAAAGAGGACGTACTAAGTACGTCCTCTCATATGTTTGGTGTACTTAATACACTCGGATTACATATTACATCCTCCACAGAAAGGAGAATTTCCTGCGTTATATGTCCATCCATTTGGATAGCGGACTACGCCCGCGAGAGCGTTCTGTAACTCAAGTTGATTAATACGATTCTGCATCGCTTCCATCTTATCCTGAGCAATTAGATCTTTAACACTCTGGATCTGCGCAGTGAAGTTTGCGTTAGTTGCTGCATCACGCATAGCTGCGTCATAATTATTTTGCATAATCTGACGAGTTAAGCCGCCTAAACATTCATTTTGATTTGCTAGTAAGTTAGCTTGACCTACTGCTAATCCAGCTACATCACGCTGTAATTCATTATATTTATCGCCAACATAGCCAACAATATCATGATATACTTGATTAGTAGACTGAATAGCTTGTAGAGTGCCAGCATTGACTGCGGCAAGAATATCTCTGGTCTGAGCCTAGAGATTCTGATTATCAAAGCCGCGGTTAATATCATTCTGAATAGCATTGGAGTTTCCATTGCCACCATTCCATCCGAATCCACCGCCCATCATAGCGAGGATAGCGAACAGCCAAATCATTCCGCCCCAGCCATTGCCGAAGCCGTCTCCATCGCGACTCATTAAAGCCACGTCAGAGGCTGTTAAACCGTTTTCACCCATTGAGAATCACCTCATAAATATAATATTTGTTAAGATGAAATAATAACCTATTATTTCTACGCAAATATTACTAAACCGTGTTGGATTCCTTACACGCTCTTCTTGGGGAGTAGAACGTAATAAGTTTTTAAAATCCTCTTAACATAGATTATGTAGGTAGTTCGCGCCAAAAACATATAATTTTTTTCAAGTGGGTAAAAAAAATAAGTACGACTTTTCAGCCGTACTTATCTTCCCAGGGAATCAACCGTTTCACCCAGATATATATATCAACCATTTCACCCACTCTCTGCCGTTTCTTATTCACCGGGGTAAGTGAAATCTTGGGGTTCCAATTATTAACCTTCTTTTTCTCTCTTTTCCTCTCTTTCTATATTTATTATACACCAAATTTCAGAAAAAGTCAAATAATAAATTCTAATGATTCGTTAAAAATTTTTAACGAAATAAAGTAACTCAAATATTAAATATAATCAATTATTTAACATAAATCCAAATACGACCATTAACCAAAATATCCTTACCTGTATCTTTCCCACCGGCACGCCAAATTTCATAAGTGGGCACCTCAGACACCGTACCCACAATGCGTTCTGGATACATGATAATTTCATCACGAGACATAATATCTACAGTACCATTTGGTGCAGAGCATACAGCAGCGCCAAGAGGGTATTCACTTCGTGCACGATAAGGATAAACAAGTACACGCCCACTAACTGCGATAGGGGTTTTTGCAGTCTCTGTTTCACCAATACACATACCATATGTATCTGATGTAATACGACAACCTGCTTGAAGACGTGCATTAGACTTAATCATATGCCCGTTTAATCCTTCAGTAACACAATATCCAGGTTCGCTTGTTTCTACGATACGGCACTCGGCATAGTCGTTCCAAACAGCACCATAGGTACGGTTACTAAAAACATAACCATAACGACAATCAACACCTGCAGTAATTGCACCATTAGTGCCTTCACCAGTACAGCCATTCATAAATCCAACACCATACCAAGAACGTAAAACTAAGTTAGCTACACCATTATTGCCAGGGCCATCACCATTACCATTTTGAATACCAGTATTACTCCAATTAGATGTGCCTACTGCAACTACCATGGTTCCCTAGCCAGCACTAGATGAAACTTTAGATGCCGTAGTTGCAGTTGTGGCGTTACCGGTAATAGAAATTCCCCAAGTACCGCTGGCTTCACTACCAGTAGTAGACGGTGCGGAAATTGCACTTCTAAAATTAGTTGCATTACTTACAGTATAAGTACAAGTTCCATCTTTTGCACAAGTAATTGCTAAGTAATTCTAGTTACTAGAACCTGATGCATATCTATATGCTCTTAAATATAGAGTAGAAGAGCCATTTGCATCTATCGAACTTTCAATACCACCTGCGATGCGATCAGCAACTGCTGTACCAGTCCCTGTCTAGAGATTAAACCAACTAGATGTCCATTGCGTGGAACTAGGATTCGTACCTTTTGTTAATGAAGTACGTTTTAATACTGCTGCTGCGGTAGTTGCTGTCGCCGCATTACCGGTGCAACTTGCGCTGCTTCCTGTTACTGAAATCCCCCAAGAACCACTTGCACCACTACCTGTGGTAGACGGTACGGAAATTGCAGTTCTAAAAGCACCAGCATCTGTAACACTATATGAAACAACACCCGCTTTTGTTGATGTAATACTGATACCCTTCCATCCTTGAGAAGTGCCAGAGGTATCTCTATTACATACTCCCATATATACATATACGTTACCATCAGTTTTTGCTGCACCTTGAAATAGGGCAAAGCCATAACCATTTTTATCTACCGCTTCAAAATAGCGATCAGCATTACTAGTAAGACCATTAGTAGAACTTTTTAAATCTATTGTACCATGTTTACTGAGAACATTACCTGTTGAAGTAACTGTCCCACTAATTGTTGTTGCTCCATCAATAGTACAAGTAGTAGCATTACTTCTATTACTTACAATAGTAATACCAGCGAATGAACCAACAGCACTACCAGAAGTATTCCATCTTCTTGCTTGCATAGCTATTTGATTAGTACCATCAGTTTTAGCAATAAAATTAATACGTCCTATACCCGTACCATTTTTATCTCCGAACCAGCACATATTTTGTTCCCAGTTACTAGAAAGAGCGTTATTAGATTGTGAAAAATCTATTGAAGCATGTTGATAACTAACGGAACTGGATGTTCCACTACAATTACCTGTTAAATTCGCAGTAATAGTACCGGCACTGAAGTTTTTACTTGCATCTCTATAAACAATTGTACTAGCTGTAGATGCACTCGTATAGGATAACCAACTATATGTAGCACTTGCTGTGGCGCGTAATACTTTATCAGCACTACCGTCAGCAATCTATGCTAATGTATCAGTCGCAGATGCATAAAGAATTCCACCTTTAGTCCATGCCTTTTTACCAGTACCACCCTATCCAACTGTTACAGTATTTTTAGTTGTTAAAATAGAATAAGTTTTATTTTCTGCTAAATCAGCACTAACATTTGGATAATCATAACATTCATATGTTGATAATTTTGCTTTTGTTGAGCTATTGTATGAATAATATAACGCTCTAAATCGAGTATTATAATATAAATCTCCATCTCCAGGGTTACTACGCACAAAACCAAAGTATCCGCTGTCTGCAGTATTATTATTACATCTACAGTGAATAACCGTATCATTTTTGGCGTTATTTATACGTAAAGTTGATTTAATTGTAGCAGTACTATTAGTAGTAAGACCATATAAATTCGCAGTACCACTATTATTAATATAGTAGGTTGTACCATTAGCAAAATAATCTATACCATTATGAGTAGTATTACCATTAAAATAACTTGTGCCACCTACCGCAAAATTATATGAAGGTGTTGTAGTTAAACAAATACCAACGTGTGTACTGTCTGCATAATGATAACCAGCAGTGAATTTAGTCGCACTTTCTGTCCATACTAATCTATTTGCAGTATAAGAAGTATTTCCTGTACCACCATATGCAGTACCTATAGTTGTACCATTCCAAGTGCCACTAGTAATTGTGCCCACAGTAACAATATTTGAATTACCCTTGTGATAATATAATGTATTAGCAGTAATTAAATTAGTAGATGCCGTTACCGCAGTAGCACTTGTATTATTTGTAATTCCTCGACTAATTAAATTTTTATTTGAATCAGTTAAAACCGCATAATTGGCTGTTAAAGAAGATAAATTTAAATTAGTTGAAAAAATTGTATCAGTGACCCGAAGGCTCCCTGTTATTACCGAATCTTTTAATTGTGCGATAAGTCATCCCTCCCGTCTTGGTCAAATCCCCAAAAATATCCATAAGCGTTCTATCGTATTCCCGCGCAAACTTGCCTGATATGTGCGCCCATATTCTTACCCTATAAATACTTTTCTGCATCTAGAGAAGATGGAAACCATTTAATTTTTTTATGTGTTTCTTTATCGCACATCCATATAGCTTTACGATTATATCCAGGATGACCTTTTCTACTTTGAGACATTTTTCTTTTAGCTTCTTCAGAATTTTTATATCCTAAATGTGAATCTCTTAGTCGTTGTCTAGTTTCTTCAGAAATCTATTTTTTTACTTCTCCACCGCTAGTTAAATTATATCCATTTGGGGCAATTGTATTATAAAAACTAATATAAAAGCGTTCCATTTTTATAGCTTCTTCTTTCGTTAAATTAGTTTTTAAAATAATATGATCGAAATTATCCCATCCATATTTCTAAATTGCTTTATAAAAACAGTTACATGTTGAATAATTAGCTCCGTTAGAACCCCAACGTTTAGAAGGTGGTGAACTACTTGTTAAACCAATATATCTTTTACCATTAATTTTATTTAAATGACAGTACACACTGTATTGCGCCACGTAGGCCACCTCCCATAAAAAAATAAAAGTGCATATTTTACAATATGCACTTTTTCTATTATAATTATATCATATTTAATAATAGATTGTCAAATATTTATTCGATTAAAGTCCAACCAGCAGGATATGCAGAAGGACTCCAAATGTTATTATTAATAGCACTTTCATATATATGGCCCTCAAAAGTAACTTTATCTCCAACCATATAAGCATTGGTACTATCTGGTTGTTCCCATTCTGGAATTACATTCACATCTGGAATTAATACTTTTGCCCATAAACTTGTGGCAGTTTCGGGATTCCAGTTTGTTTGTGAAACATGATCTTGTAAGCATTTATATAAAATACTATTATATAATACGCGCTCATCTTTTAAATATTCATGAGTCTGTCCGCTCCAGGTAGGAAATAAATTAACTGCTTCAAGCGCGTCCTCATCTGTTAATGATGCGGCCGCTTTTTCAATATAAGGACGTAATTTACGTGCTAACTCTATTAATGTCATATTCATTCAACTCCTAATAGAATCTTTGCAGCTGCAAGTTCTTGCGCCAAAGAAGCAATCTGTTGATTTTGTAAAAGTAAATATTCATCTTTTGTATATTCGGTTCCTTTATATTCAAAACCGGATAATACATGGCCATCAATTGTTTCCTCATAAGCAGTAATATCAGAAGCAATTATAACGCTATTCGCTGTTATTTCAATATCTTGTGGGCGCACTGAACTGCGTAGTTTTTGATACACTTTCATATTCATCAGCCTCCCATATATTCATTCCATTTTGCTATATTAGCAGTATATATTTCATTTTTAGTTGGAATATATAATAGCTTTGCTCCATAATTATTACGTGCAGTTTCATTTAATGTACGGTCTGCGCCATACTGGAATGGGCCACATTCTTCTTTGAAGCCAAATGAACCACCAACAACTAGTGTGGTTATACCATTTAAATGATATGATGTCCATACAGTATCTCCTACCGGTGCTAAACTATTAGCACTATTAGAACATTCAACTGGCATATAAATCCAATCATGATTTTGGTCATAACCCATTGCATTAATCCAACCATAACTTACAGGAAGATTAAATGATATACTTTCATAATTACCACCGTTAATTCCAGGAGTATAATTATAATTTGTACAGATATATGGAGTGCCGCCATTATCATTACCTACACCAGTAATATTTACGCCACCTACCATAGACCATAGATTACCCCAAGGATTTTCCATACCACGATAGCTAATCGCGCGATAACCATTATTACCCATAGTAGAAACCGTACCATTTACATCTACTTGAGTAGTTTGAGCTTGACCGGAACCATTACCTAATGAAACTGTAGAACCGGTATAATATAAGCAATTATTAGCATTATTTGCTGCATAAGTAATACCATCACCTAATGCATTTTGTCCATTCATAGTACCAAATTCAACGATTTCAAGCATTTGATTTGCACTTTCGGCTGCAAGATTCATTATATGCCAACCAGTACCACGAGCATTGGCATAAGTTTCAGCTTGTGCAATTGTTATGTTAGTCGCTGGTTTTACATTAGCAATTGAAGCTAATTTATCATTTACAATACTTGCATCATAGGCTGGTAATAAAACATAATCTAAATCATCTCCAAAAATTGGAGCAAGTTTAAATCCAGTTTTAGCAGTAGCAGAAAGAACTAATGCCTCATGACGAATAATCTATCCATTCGCGCCAACTTCTGAATTATAAATAAGACGCTTATAATAAAACTTGGGCTAATAAACCATGACTTGACCATTAGAACCATCTTCGGCATAATTATTATCGCCATAGAAAGCATTAATAGTGCCATCATCCGCTACGTTACAACGAGTGCGCCCGCCATACATAGTGTATTTATCAAAATCTGTTCCCATTGATTTGCCAACAGCATCTTGAATCCGAACACAGGTACGATTTGCATAATCAATATCTAATCCTATTGTTTCAGAAGAATTATAAGAATTAGAATTTAATAGTGCAATTAATTCAGCATCTGTTAATGCACTTGCAATTAAAGTACCATCAGTGTCAATTGTTACTAAATGACCAGCATCATCCGCACTCAATTGCGCAGCCGCGCCGCCGCCATTAATATTAATATTACTAATTTGTTGAGTAACATATGTTTTAGAAGCATAATCATTGAGATTAAATGCGTCCATTTTTCCTGCCAGTGCGCTGGCATCTGCTTTTGCGGCCAATGCACTTGCATCCGCTTTTAATGCTAAAGCATCAGTAGTAGCTTTTTGTGTCATATATCCATCGGTATTCTATCCTGTAGTAGAATATGCTTCTGGCATATTAATTTGCGCAGATTGAGCAGTTTCTAATACTTCTTGTGCAGTAGCAAGAAGAGTTTCTGCCGCTTCTTGAGTTTCTTCAATAGAAGATGCCGCGGCCTCAACTGTTGCTACTGCCGCCTCAGCATCTTCTTGAGCTTTCTCTGCTTTTGCGGCCGCGGCATTAGCAATAGAAACATAAGTTTCAGTTTGACCTTGAGGAGTCATTGCTCTTGCGAGCATAATATCAATTATATCCATTAGAATTCACTTCCTTTATGTTGATTATATTTTAATTATATATTATTTTGGTATAAAATAATAGATAGCCATTTTTAAATTTATAATAAGCTTTTTCTTGCTAATTTAATAAACTATACTAGATCCTTGTGGCACCTCTTGTGGATAGCCATCTTCGCTGTTTGTAGCGTATTGACGTACATATGCGCCTGAATCGCCTACTGATGAAAATTCTACGACATACTATTCATTATCTTGAGAAATTCGTGTTAGATAGTGAATATATCCAAAACGACGAAGAACAACAATATTTGTTTCTGAAGCTTCATCAATTTCTGCATATGTTTTATCTAATGTATAATTCATATCACAGACGACATTATAAAAAATACTATTATTTGCAATACCTTGTTCTATCTTATTAAGTTTCGCGCTGGTCACGGTATCGCCAGATTTCCAATTTGTTGGTTCATAGCTCATATTAAATCACCTCATACTACCGGTGAATTACCGGGATCATTAAGATCTAACTACAGAATAGGATAATTGCTAGGAGAATCTATAGCATAAATTTGAATATCATCCGTAAAGTCAAAAACATCTACTCTATATAAACCATTGTCAATATATGTTTCAATAACTAATTGGCAGTAAGACCATTCCTCATCATGCCAAACAATATAACAAGCATCTGCGTCATGAATTTCCTGCCAAGTTTTATCTAATGTTGGAAAATTGTTCTTTATTGTTGCATGTACAATTAGAATCCCGCCACCCGCGGCGATTCCTTGTTCAATTTTATTTAACTTAGCCGATGTAACTGTGTCACCAGCCTTCCATTCGGTTGGTGTATAGCTCATTTATACCACCTCATAAATTAAAGGTTTTATTTATGTAATTTAATATTTAGTCTGTAAGATACATCGTGCGATGTTACTTCAATTACTTAGGTCCGAGACCGGGCTCATTGTTATTTACAGGTACCGCCATCGTGGGGTATCCATCTTCCGACGCCGCTTCAAAACTTAACATAATAAATTCAACTCCGGCATTAAGCGCAAAAACATAAAAGCTTGACTCGTGAGTTTCAACTCCCAAAACAGGAACAATTGATATTACTCCTTCAATGGGATGTAAAATAATACCAACGTATTTCTCTTGCGCCGCATCGTAGATTTCTCTCCATGTTTTGTCAAGAGTAATAATATCTTCCGAAACGGTGGCATGAACAATGAACGCGCCACTTGAAGCAATTCCATCTTCCATATTATTTAATTTTGCCGAAGTCACTGTATCTCCGGATTTCCATGTATTTCTTGTATAACTCATATACAGTCATCTCCATCATT